TGTATCTTTATCATCCGTTCTATCTTCAAATTCTTTAGAATACTTGAAATATCGTGTAGCTTGATCTGCTACTATACTCTGTAAGGTTCTATTATTGTAATCCATTTCAGTTTCGCCAATTCCACCCATTATATAATATAGCATACCCATTTTTAAAAAACATTTTGGTGTTAGTATATAAAGGATTATTAAGAATTGGTTAATTATTTATTATTTGATTTATTTTCTAATTACACTACCTGTAGCCTATTTTGTGTGGATTATTTCTTTGTATCCAAATTGAATAAACTAGTAATTAAATAGATATTTTTGCAAGAAATCGTATAATTTTTGCCAATTTTCCTCTTTGAGATCCGTTTCATAAAATTTCAAGATCTTGAATCCACCAATTCTATAGAGGCTATCTCTATCTGTGTCTCTTGAGTTAGGTGTGTCACCTTCTGGTCCATGACCTTTACGAGCTAGTCTGGCTCCTGATAGATATTTTTGGCCTTCCTCCTCATATTCTATGATTAATTTATGTTCAAAGTCTAACAAGTCAGGGCATTTTATTTCATTGCCTGCCTCTCTGGATGCTTCCCAATTTTCAGATTTTGGCGGATGATTATACCCTAACGCCCAGAACTCGATAGCAGTTTCAAAGGAGCCATCATCTACTTTGAAGTGATAGGATAAATCATTCTCTTTACAGAATAGTTTTACTTTTTCATATATTTCATGTAGAGCATCAATGTCTTTAATTCCCATCTTACGACAACCGAGCCCTTAGAATTGCTTTGTATTTCTTGTTTCTAGAAGTACTTCGTAAGCGGTTACCACAGCAGGGGCAGTTGTTTTTATCCCTACCAGCTATAAAAATTTCACAGTGCATACAGCGTTTATTTTGTATGTACCATCCTGCGATAGTTGATTTTTTTGCCTTGAACCTGTAGCATATACCACTACAAGTCAAGCTGTAATACCTCTCTTAATTTTACCTCTAAGAAATTTTCTATGAAAAAGGAGCTGTTCTAGACTCATGTTAATCGCTCCACAATAAACTCTATAACTGGAACCGTTACAGCATTACCTAAACATTTGTATCTTTGAGTATCACTTATTCCTTGAGTGTAATTATCTGGAAATCCTTGTAGTCTTTCACATTCTATTGGTGTTAAACGCCTTACCCTTTTGTTTTGAAGTGAAATTAATTTGTCACCGCTTGTCAGTGTAGGTGAAATTCCTGTTGAATCGTGAACCCTAGTTTGCATCTCATGTGTCATATAGTCCTCAACATATTCAGTCATAATTTTGTCAAAAGTATTATCGAATTTCATAACTTCCTTAAGTTTCAGCCAATCATCCATGTCAGGTAATGCAGGAGCAGTATAGATGAATGAAATAGATGACATAATAGACGATTTGTATAACGGTGAGGCAATACCCGAAGATATACAGAATCAAATCAAACAGGCACTAAAACTCCAAGAATTAGTAAAGGAGAAAATTACACTAAGAACTGCATTAAAGAAGCCATCATATATCAACAAATCATATACATACAATGACGTATTAGATCATGAAATTAGAGTACTTCAATACATACTAGAGGAATCAGAGAAATACAAATTGACTACCCGTGTTTTACCTAGTCACAAATCTATGCCTAATAATTTTTACCCCATGAAATGATTAAATGCCCAATCACACCTTTGAGTTTAGACTAGACCAAATAGAACAACAACTAAACTCTGATAATACAGAGATACAACTACAAGCAAATAATGTATGGGAATGGGTACAAAAGTATAGACCTAACGTAGGAGGAGAAACTAGAAACTTTGATCTAATACCATTCTGGAAGGAATTCTATTTGGACCCACACAAGCGAAAGGGTGCACTATGTGGAAGACAAGTGTATAAATCCACAGCAGCAACTGATCATCTAGCATTTATCCCAACTACAGGCTCATTTAGAGCAGCTGGATATGTGGTTCATGATCCAGATAGTTTAGAGGCATTCAGTACTGAACGAGTCAGAGAGGGAACGTTTCTTGCTAATCCTCAATTAGCATCATTTCTCCCTCATGGCAGGGCAAACGTCAAAACCATCAAACTAACTAATCATAGTAGGATATACTTTAGACATTCTCAACATAACTACGCCAAAGTTGAGGGATTAACTTTATGGATATTAGTAATGGATGAGGTTCAGAAACAAGATTTAACCAAACTACGAGTAGCAATGCACACTATCCGAACCAACAAGGCACCACTCATCATGTTTGGGATAGGTGGAGAAGAGGGCAGTTCATGGCATGATTTGATAATGAGGGAAGCAGAGATTTATGATTGGAAATATGATAATACAACAGATTATGTTGATTCTGTAACTGGTAAGATATGGCCTAACCATGGCTGGCGTAATAAGCTAAGATATGATAGTGAGGGAAAGATAGTAAATACAACTGAAGAACTCTCAGTAATTTTAGCAGGAAAGTTAAGACTGATTCATTCCCCGACCTCGGGCATTGCAACATACAAGATTTATCATTTTCCTCAAGAGATATTTGCAACAATCCCACTAACCATATCTGACTGTGATAAATACAAAATGGAGATACAAGACTCCATTGAATACCAAGAGATTCATGAGTCAGATGATTTGTTTCAGGCTCACTGTAAGGGATGGTTTTATGCTGCTAGAGGCAGACCACTAACACTCAATATGATTAGAAAATGCTATGATAGTACAATAGGATTTCTCACACCAAATGAAATCAAATCACTCAAAGAGAAATATGGTAATGACATGTATGTTACTGCAGGGATAGATTGGGGGAGTAACAAATCAGGCAAATCATATACCGTATTTACTGTACTGTTATGTTTTAGAAAGACTACCTATGAGCCTGAACACTTTCAAATTGCATACATGAAGAAATTCCTAATAGAACGCTCAGATACCGAGGAGGCACTAGATTTAATCCCATTAATTACTAAATATCATGTGGATAATACCGCAGCTGATTTAGGCTTTGGAAAGTCAGGTGTGAAAATATTACAAGATGGACTGCCATATTTAGGAGTTAAGGGACTGGGGAAAAGTAAAGTAAAAGGTGTGTTCACTTTGGGCAATCTACTAGAGGAAACTCACACATATCAAATGGATGCAGACTATGATGAAAAGAAATTCGGAATAAAGAATCCATTCCTAAAGGTACACAAGACAGAAAGAGTAGATCATTTGGTTCAACTGATTAAATCTACAATCCCTGACAGTACAGACCCAACAAACAAAGAAAAAGCCACACCCAAACTAGTAATCCCCTATGAAACTCCACATGATGTAGATTCACTCGAACAAGGACTACTCAAAATTAAAAGAGCAGATCTAGAAGATGACACGTTAGGGATGAAATCAGAGGGTGATAAGAGGCAAAAGCCCGAGAAACTATACGAACATTATTGGGATGAGGTATCTGCATTAATTCATGCGTTTATTGCGTTTGAAAATCATGATCCTGGTGCGTATACTATGAAAGTTATTAAAAGAAGGAATCATTAACATTTATTAATTAATAATGTATGGATAAATACTTGGATACAACAATATGCCCAAATTGTAATTTAGAAAAAACTATTCGATTTTGGCATTTTCCACTAGGTAAAAAAATAAAATGTAAACACTGTAAACAAAAATTTGAATTTAAATGGTACAAGTTTTTTGGTGGATTTAGTTGTGGTATTGTGGGTGAATATACTCCAAGTCAACGACCCAAACTACCAGATGGGTTAATTGGAGAAACTGATTAAAAGAAGGAATCATTAATATTTATTAACAACATAACTTTACAATTACTATCGGATAATAATTCATGTGGTGAATAACTGCGATGGAATCGTCTGAGGAAAAAAGAAAATGAGAGATCCAAAAGAAATTAAAAAAAATATTAAAGTAAACTATAACGGTATAAGAGAGATATTAACTCCTTTTGAATTTGATAGAAGACTTCGTTTAGGATTGTTACCTGTAATTGTAACGAATGGAATTTACAAGGAAGTAAACTAATGATATTCGAGATAGACGATAAAACAGGACTGATAAAATCTTTCATATTCTCTGCTGACATCACCCTTACAATAAATAACGATGAAATCAAAAAAGGTGATGATGCTGCCATAATATTAGCAGATTCGACAGAACTAGAAGAAATACTCCAAGCAATAAAAAAGACACAAGTCAAGCTAGTAAACAAACAGATACAGGAGATACAAGACTCTAAGAATTACATATCATTAGAACCAGATGAAGAATTAAAATTTGTAGAAGTTGATCCCAAAATCACAAAGGCTGTCGGATTTCCAAATGAATATGATCCTAGGGCTAAATCAAGTTTTTCACCAGCTACTAAAGCAGAACAGAACCAAAAGATAGTAGATCTTCTTATTCAATATCATAACGAATGTTTAGCTAATTTTCGTCCATATGATGATATTATAGCTGAGAAATTAAATATAATCTTTAGAAATATTACAGGTCAAAATATCAAAGATCGTAATAATTAGAGTTACTAACAAATTGCTTAATTCTTCATAACTTTTATATCGAAATACACTTATTCTTAATAACGTGAGAGGAGGAAAATAAATTAGTTATGTGTTTAGGGCATAAGCATGGGACTAGTTGTAAAAGAGTAGTACGAACGTATAGGCATGTTAACTCTTGGGTAAAATATCAATTATGTACCAAATGTTCAAAAGACACACTTACGGAAAATTATAGATCAAGTATAGATATGTTAAAATGCATATAATTCTCGAAACCACTTTCAAGTTATGAAATTTTCTTTACGAAGTTTTAGAAATAATGTAGCTAAATTTATTCAACCTCCTAGTTATACTCCAAAGGCTACAAAAAATATTCCATCATTATCCTTACAATCATTAAAACATCACATGAGTACACCAATTACTGAATTATCCCCTGGAATGTCACAGCCTGTTTGGGGTCCTGAACTATCTACAGTGGGTGCATATTCTAGAGAAGGTTACACATCAAAAACATTTGATACGCCAGCTATTCCATTTAGTACACAGGCATTAGCATTACAAGTTGATGAAGATGTACAGCTTGTCATTAATAGATTAGCTTCACAAGTTACCGGTGGAGAACATTATATTAAATCAGCAACACAGGAACTCACTGAGTATTTAGAAGAATTTTCACATAACATAGAATTTGACACCTTTGATACTATAATGATTAAAGAATTGTTATGGTATGGTAATTCAGTTTGGAAGCCTAGAATGGGGATACAAAATGTACGATCCTTTGAGGATTTGATGCATATTCCCATATCTTCATTTGTTAGAATTTGGTGGGACAGACAAAGACAGCTATACAAGTATGAGTTTAGAGGAGCAGAATATCAAGGGTATCATAATCCTGGTGAGATTATTCATTTTAATTGGAATCCTGTTGATGCCTCTGTATTTGGTACGGGCTTTGGTGTGTCAGCTACTTCAGTTAGAGTTTTTGATATGGTAATAAATGGTGATGATGTACAACAAGTTACACTACCATCTATGCTTGATAGAAAATATGCAGTAGAGTTTATCATGCAGATGGCAACACAAAGATACGTAACAAGAAACGTGTATATCGCACCAGGAGCTTCCGAGGATGAAAGAAATCAATTGCAATCATTTGTAGAACAATTACAAATAGGTCAGGACCTAGTAGCTGGAGTACAATTAGATGTTCAGGAATTAGGAACTAACACACGTACATTTAACCCTACAGAATTTACAGAAACTGTCAATTCACCAATTATGAAAGCATTAAATGATTTTTCAGGCAAACAGGGCTCTGAGAACTCTCATAGTTTTGCAAACGCTGAAACTGCAAAGGAAGAATCAGAAGGTGGATTATCAGCATTTACTATTAATGCAAAGACCCAGCTAGCAAAGAAATTATTCCGTCCTTGGTATGAAGCAAATCCCTTTATGGGGATACAGTATTTGGATGGATTAATTCCTGTAGACTGGAAAGACGTAAAGTTTGATCTTAACTTTGGTACAATAGAGAAAAAAGACATTCCAATTGAGCAGAGAATCAAACTAATGGAAATGTACTTTGCTTTGCCAATTCCAAAGAATCCTAAAACTATAATGAAAATGTTTGAGGAGGCAGGACTGCCAATTAATGATGATGACTTTGAAATGGTAGACCAACAAATGAATGATCCAACAGGTTCTGCAGCATTAGGCAATGTAGATGATACTCCAGATGAAAATTTACCACAAAGTGATATTGGTGGTGGTGAGGTAGAGCCACAGTTTAACAATCAAAATATGGGTAGTCCTCCGATGGACGATGATATTTATAATGACATGATGGTAGATGTTAGAGGAGATGATAACATGATTCCTAGTGATTATCATCAATCAGATGTATCACAAGACTTTGATACTGGACGATACTATGAAACAAAGGGAAAGAAGAATTGAGAACTATTCTTAAAGACTGTGGTTGTATTTTAACTGAAAATAGTATGTTATACTCACCATGTTTTTATCATTGGGATCTATTTACTTCAAATTCTTTCTTAAAGTGGGAAGAAGTAAAGAATGAATAAGACAAAACGACCTACATCAATTGAAGAGAGTATGAATAAACAAATCATTGAGGCTAGTCTAAACAGGGGATGTGGATGTCAAAAAAAGAAAAAATAATTAAAAAAGTTGAAAAATGCTATATTCAAGAGACAGACATCAAGAAAATAATTATTATACATGAGGGTCAACTTTTAGATGTTACAAAGGATTATACGCGAACTTGGATTGATTTAAAAAAAATACCATACAAGTATGAGTTTAGAGGAGATAATTTTATGGGTTATCTAAATCCTGATAGGGTAGTAATTACAAAATGAGTTATGATATAGAAAAAGACTTGATGATATTAGATGTTAATACATTAAAGAAACAAAAACAACTTCGCTACAAAGAACTAGAAAATCGAGGAATTCCAGAACCTGAAAGGAGTAGGGCAGTAGAGGCAGAATTTACAGACTATCCAAATCCTACAGATACAATCCCTTGGGGAATACCAATAACTGGAATAGATTTGGCAGGTAACATCAATCTTGATCTAATTCCTGCATCAAAAGAACCACCAATCATTCAACCAAACACAACAAAGACAGAACCATTCCCTACAAGTAATGTAAATCCATATCCAAACAATCCAACACCAGATAAGAATAGTTTGGGAATCAAATCAAACACGTACAACATTACACATTTTCCAGCAGAGCAATCCTCTAACTGGTTGGGAACTGCAAATGAAATAAACTCAGAACCTCCATCTGTAGGGATTGAAGGATTCAACTCTCATAAAGCAATTCCTGAATGGCGTTACCCTGTAGAGCAATCACAAATGGTAGACATTAGTATTCCTCCAATAATTATTGAGCCTAGCGGTCAGTTCAATGAAGCTGTAATGCCTGAAAAAGAAAAAAAGAAATCATTACTAAAGAAATTAGCGCCTTGGCTTGCTATATTGGGTACAGGATTCTCGGCTAGTAAATTAATTAATGATTATTTACATGATGCACCAGAAGAACTAGAGGCAAGAGAGAAATATTTCACACATACCCCCCTAGAGTTATTTGCAGAGTTTACACTATCTCCAACTCACACAGGCAAAGATGTTTGTGATGATTATGCAGGAAAGACTTTTGATTTAATGGATGTATCAAACAGGCCAATACTTCCTAGTGAGAATAAAGGCTATGTGAAAGGAACGCATCCAAATTGTGGATGTGTGTGGAAAATACGAAAGAAACCAAAAGATGGAATTGATACACTAACTCGAAAACAAACTACAGAGTTAGATGATATAGAGAGACATATTAAAAATGCTGCAAAAAATCACACACTACACACAGTAAAGGCTGATGGCAAATTATCCAAAAGAACTAGAGGAACAAACCCAATAAAAGAATCAATAGGAAAAATTAGACATCAAGTAAGATGGCTTTCTGATGAATATATCACAAAAGCAAAAGAGACTGCAAGAAAAAATAACGGTGTGTTATATCTCATAAGAGCTGCAACTGAAACGATAACAGATCATAGAGCAGAG